GTCAACACAACAGACCTCGAAGTTACAACTAATCCTCAGTCCTAAAGATGTGTATGAGTTGTGGGCTGACAAAGCCTTACGTAACAATCCTGAATGGTGGGGCAGATACGACCAACAAAACAGGTAGAGCTTTAGAAGTAGGCTTAACCGAAGACAATGCTTTACCGGTGAGCAAAGCAAACCTACCGTTAAACATCATGGATTATATCCGTTATCGTCACATTCTGAGGCATCCGCAGGTTGCTGCTACTAAAGAAGGTGCTACGGGTAATCAGATTAAGACTTACTACATCAGCGACCCTGAGACCGAATTCAAACGGCTTGACACTCAGTTACAGAGCAAAGACGAAGCATTAGAGCTGTACCTGTTACTTAAAAATGACCCGGCCCGTGTTGATGCTTTGCTGACTGTTCTCGATGTGAATCCTATCACTTATACAGGTAAGAACAAAGCCGCAGATAAGATCGCTGTACTGCGTGGATTCGTTGACTCCAAGCCTCAGGAATTCCTGAAAGCATACAAAGTTGATCACTTTGAAACACGTTACATCGTTAAGAGTTTGGTGAATGCCCGCATACTCACTAAGACTGCTGACCATTACTTGGAAAGCGATACCAGACGTACGCTGGCTAACAGCACAGACGAAATGGTATTGTTCATTGAGGATCCGGCCAACAGTGCAGAAGTGAACTTCTTTAAGGTTAAATTGCGTGAGTATCTGAAAGGACAGCTTGCTGTTGAGAAAGAAGACAAACCATTAATCCCAAAAGCAAAACCAGCTAAATAATGAATACGCAAGAGATGCACATTACACTTGACGGTTTATATCAATCGTTAAATGTCGCTGTCCGTAGAAATTTCTTACTTGAGCAAAAGGATGAAATACTTCAACAGGTAACAGAACAATTCATACGTGACAGAATAAAAGTCGAGAAGTATGGTGCATCTCTTCTTAATGAATACGACCTGCGTACCTTAGTTCCTCCCGCATTTGAATCAGTCGCCTGGTTGGGAGAAACAAGTACTAACAGACAAATGTATGAAGCCAATCTACCACCAGCTTGCTTTCAGATATTAGGCCATGAGATACTGCTTGAACGCACTTGTGGAGCTACACCGGTGAGCACCACCCGAACACATTACGAAGCACGTATTCCCGTTCGTTTATCTGCACGTGGAACCGCACCTTACTACACTCCTTTTTCTATTACAGGCGGAAACGTTAGTTTCTCACTATCCGCCATGGCAACAAACAACAACGAAGTGTATGCCGGGTATCAGAGCAAGAAAGAGCTATTCAACGTAACTCGCATCTTAGAATCAGAGTTATGGAAGAATAAAGCATGGTGGGAATGGTACGGCCAAAGCCTCGATAAGAACACGCTGGTGATCTATAGCGAATCAGCACAGACTTACACATTGGTGACAGATCAGACAACTACAACACATCCGGCTACAGCTATAAACAGAACAATAAATGTGTTAGCTAATGGTTATCCTGAAACAGCTCCTTTGCGTGTTGTATCACATCGTGAAATTCAGGAAATGATGCACACGCCGTTCTGGAGAACAGGTGCTGACTCACCTTTAGGAATGATTTCACTACACTCAGTATTCGTTGTGGGGGATGACAGTTTCATAGTAAAGGCTGTAAGAACGGAGTATGTGCGCAAACCCAAACAGATTAGTTTAATATTGGGGAACAATTGCGACCTGCCTCCTCACACACATGTAATGATCTGTGAATTGGCAGCAGCTAAGATGGCTCTCTTATCGAATGATGAAAGAACCCCACTGTTAAATCAAACAGCTAACACACATCAAACAACTTAAAACCAACAGTCATGGCGTACAAAAATCGTTTCTACAAAAACTTCACAGCCCAAAATGCTTTTGCGCTGATCGGCACTGGTGTAGACTACACAGCCCAAACCACACTTGAAGGCTTTATCAACTCCGCAGTTGAAGGCGAAATAGGTGTATTCAACGCCGCAACAAATGCCGCATTAGATGGTAGTGCTGCAATAACTGTTCCGGTGTTTGTTGCTTTAAAGCGTGCTGGTAAGATTGAAAGGTCTTTGGACTTCAATCCAACCTCTACAGGAAACACATCAGTAACCCGTCACCTGTATCGTGCTCCCGCCAAAGAAGTACATACAGTAAATACTACTCCCGTAGCTCCGGTTACAGGCGGTGTATATGGTATCTCTCTTGTGGAAACCACTGCGGGTCAGGTTCCATATAACACATGGTATTACGAAATACAGGCCACACCAGGTATGACTTACACTCAAGCTGTTACAGCTTTGGTTGCTAAGATCAACTCCGTGAACTCTTATGAAAATAAGAACCGTGACAAACTCGTTGTTGCCGCTATCGTAAGTACTGATAACATCACTCTTACAGCAGTTGATTTCGGTGTTACTTTCAAAGTAATTCTGAAAGGCGCATTAGCCGACACATCTACAGTATCAATTACTACTCAGATGGACATCGGTAATGGTACTCCAACTCAGGTAAAACTGATGGAAGAGTCAAGCGACATCTTCAAAGGTAGTTACATCAACTACCCTGAACTGGGTATTCCTTCTGAATACACCACGCTCACCTCTCTTGTATCTGCCAGCCAGGAGTATTGCACTTACGCTCTTAAAACCAAGCGTGAAGAAAAAACTCAGACTTCCGGTGGGTTGCATCACAAAGAAACCTACATCTACATCATAGTGCCTTCTTTGGGTGCGGATGGGGTTAATCCAAAAGCCGAGTTGGATATACTGTTTGGATTCTAATAGCACACAGCAAACTCTCATAAAGCCACAAAAAGCCCTGCAATTACTGTGGGGCTTTTTTAATACCCATTCAGATATGATAACTCCAGCTTCAATCACAACAGTACTAAGTACGCCGTTTGGCAAACAGTTCGACATGCCATTTAAGCTACAGATGATGGAACGGGTGAGTAACTGGCGTGCCCGTCTGATTCGTAATACTCTGGACCGCAATCCAAATGACAGACATCACTTCACTCAGGAGCTGGTGTTCGCAATGGAAGACTGCGGTGAAGGCTCAATCACTGTTAATAAGATACCCAAAAGTTTGAGACTTGGTTTAGCTCCGTTTGATTACCTCGGCGGCGAGTCAGGTAAACAACCTTTTGGTTATGTGCCGCTTGGTGGACAATTGTTCAATCAGGCCGGTAGATACGCCGCGTTATTGCACACCTACAGAGTGAGTGGTAATAGAGCCATTGTGACTAAAAAGAATATGAATAAGATTCTAATTAACGCTATTTTCGATGACCCCATGGAAGCGTTAGCTTGCAGCTGTGAGAAATGTGACCCATGGAACAGTGAGTATAAAATCACGCGTGATATAGCACAGCTTATCATTCAAAGCATAATGGAAGTTGATTATAACCGAAATCTAAATGATGTCAACACAACAGACCTCGAAGTTACAACTAATCCTCAGTCCTAAAGATGTGTATGAGTTGTGGGCTGACAAAGCCTTACGTAACAATCCTGAATGGTGGGGCAGATACGACCAACAAAAC